TTAGGGCGCTCTGCCATTACACGGTTTTCAAGTTCACGGGGTTTTCTGTTGGCTGTCATTTTAGGACTCCATTTTAATTAATGCCTGAGCATATTGTTCAGGGGTTATATTAAGCTTCTTAGCAATGCTCATCTGCGATTGTGTAAGCCTTATCTTCTTAGAAGATGTGCTACGGGAAGCAGATGCTACAACGTTGCTAGGTCTTGTAGAGCTTTTGCTCTTTTCTTCTATGTCGGTCTCAAAATTCTCTGGGAACCGTTTACGCATCGTGTCATCAATGCGCCTGTAATACTCTTTGGATGATATTACAACTCCTTCTTTCTTAAGCTTTTCATGTAAGCCTAATGCCAAAGATGTCATCTCATCGTCAGCTCCAAACCAAGTATTGTCTTGTTGCCAACTTTTTGCGGTTGGGTCAGGTTGTATAGCTGGTTGCTGTATTTGTACAGGAGAATCATCAGCTTGTAAAGGGGCTACTTTAAAATTCTTAACTTTATCACTTCTTATAGAGATTTCTGTTAAAGATTCTTGAGCTTCTAGCATTTTGTCTGTGTCTCCAGACTCATGTGCTTCTTTATATGCCTGTTTCGCTTTGTCCATTTCCATATCAACATTGCGACTTACCGACTTTAAGACACTGTTTTCACTGTCATTTAAGCTAATTTTAAGGCGTTTATTCTCCTCATTTAGCTTCTGTGCATATGAAATAGCCTCTGTTTGCTCCCTTCTAGCTTGTTCTTTGTCGCGCCTTTCATCCTCAGCGAGCTTTCTCATCTGCTTAATCTTGTTTTTGACCTTAGCAGAGTAGTCAGTTAGCTCATCTTGGTAGAGTTCTTCCTTTAGATTGTCAGGTAAAGGCTCTCTATGCCTGTCTTTTTCAGGAGTATCGTCTTCTATTTCAATATCTACGTCTTCTCCATCGAGTACAACCTCAACTTTTACGTCATCTACCTCGTCTGGAAACTTATATTCGTTCTTTTCTATCATGTTTAAACTCCTTTGTTACCGAAATAATACTCGGTATGACGATTGGATTTACTTTTGTTCCACATTGATGGAACTACTTGTAAATTTGTGTAAACGCTTGTACCACCCCTTGAAACTGGAATAATGTGGTCAATGTCCCACTTAGTCCCAAGTAATGTTTCGCGTAGTTTGCATAATAACCGTGCTTCTTTTAAAACAAAAATATCTAATTCAGATAAGTCCTTGCATCCACTACGTTTTTTGACTGCATAAATAAACCTTGCTTGCTTTCTAGCTTCAGAAATTGGCAATAAAGCACGTTTAAGTTCAGCTTTGGCTCTGCCACCAGACAAAATAAAGTTATCGTTCTCCTTACGTTTTAGTAACTTACCTTTAGGAGATGCATAATATTTTTGCTTGGCAGTTTTACAGCGTTCAGGATTAGCTTTACGCCATGCCTTAACCTGTTCAAGATGCCTTGCTTTCTTCTCTATGGTCATTTGCGTTTCACACCTCTTGGGTCCAAAACAACTGCCTCAACTGAGTCATCATTTATCATGCGGAACTCTTTGCCATGTATAACAAGGCGAGAACCTGCATTTGGTCTGACTAATATGAAGTCTCCTACCTTACACCACGCTCCAGAGGGGAAGCGAGTGGCATCTGTGTAGCAGTCTTGTCCAAGACTTACCACAAACAGTACAGTGGTGAGAAGCTCTTCGTAGTGAATAGTGCTATCAGCCTTGATAATACCGCTATCAAACTCCTTTTCCTGCTCTGGAATGGCACAAAGGATATGATACCCACTAGGTTTGGGTAGCTGACTTGCTTTTTCTTCAATTGTTTTGCTTATGGAGCCAATTATTACAGGGTTGTCTGGATTTGTAGCCAGTAGTATGTCAATCGTCATCAGATTCCTCTATATGTTTTTGTAGGTCTAGTATGTTTAAACGAGCAGTGAGAAGACCTTTTATCTCACCAACCATTGCCTTGTACTCAACATAGTCTTTAGCAGCACCGCTGCCTAGATTATCTTGAATTTGCGACACCTTGTCTTCCAGTTTCTCAACTAGAAGCTTTAATACCTTATCACTCATTATTTTTTACCTTGTAGTCTAGCGTTTTCCTTTGCAACCTCTACACCTAACTTAAGTTTCTCACTTGCTACCTTTGCTCTATCTGTTATGGCATGTTCTTCAGCCTTAGCATGTAGCTTCATCTGTTCCATATTAGTTTTAGCTGTTAATGCCGCATCTTCTGAGGCTGTTTTAGCTTCCAGTGCGGTCATTCTGTACTGGTTATCAGCCACATCCTTAGCGGACTTGCGCTGTACCTCAGCTTCCTTCAGCTTTTGGTCAGCTAGTTGCATCTGTACTACTGGGTCTTGCTGTTGTGCAGCAACTTGAGCTTGTGCAGCTTCGCCTTTATGTATTTGAAGCAGTTGTTGGCTTGCCATAGCTACTAAACGAGACAGCTCTACCTCAACTTGCTCTGGTAGAGGCTTATCAGGAGGAGGCATAGTGACTCCCATCTGCTTCTCTATCTGGCTTCTGTACTGGAATCCTAAGTGTTCAGCCATATGCGCTTGTAATGCCGCCATGATTTGATTTGCTTGAGGATTCTGTCCAATAGTCTTGGTGACTACAGGGTCAGTCATGAATGCCTGATGCGCTGCAATGTGAGCATCATGGTCCTGATAGATGAATGCTTTCATAGGCTTACCACTGACTGCGTTCATATTTTCAGAGATTGGGTCTAGAGGCTTCTCATCATCTTCTAGCTTGACTAGCTTGTCTGCATTCTTTATGCCAAGTACATCCAGCATCTGTCTATGCAAATACTTCATGTCATAGATTTGAGGAGCTGTTTGGGCTAGTTGTATTACGGCTTGGTATTGAACAACCTTCTGAGATAGCGTAGCGGCATTGGGGTCTGATACAGGGATGACATCCACCATATCATAATCTGACTTCTTAGCTTGTCTATCACCTAGTTCAGGCTCATATGCGTATTCTTCTGGTGTGTAATCTGCAATTATCTTCTTTAATAGACGCAGCTCTTGCTTCAATGAGTAATGTATACGAGCCTGTACAGCACTCATAACCTTCATTGTCCGCTCAAGGATAGCTAAAGTTGTACCAACAGGGGAGTTAGCAGACATATCAGATATTTGTATATCTGCTGCTCCCGCGAACCTCCTACCTTCTTCTACAATAGTTCCAAGCAGGGACTGCAATACCTGACTTGGTTCCTTGTAAGGAAGGGTCATGATGTTATCTTTGATGGTACCGCTAGGTACATCTACATCTCTGAACTCAGCTGGTGCTATAGGGGTGTCATCACCTTTGACTCTTAAGCCTCTGGTCTTGAAACCACCGGGTAGATTAGATAGAGTTCCCGCATCTACCAGTTGTCGAATAAGACTAGTACTAGACTTAGCAAAAGCACCGACAAGATGAATAAGCCCGAAGCAGTAGAAGCCGAAGCCCGGAACGTATCCATAGTGAACGAAGTGTTGACGTTTTTGATGCGTTTTATCATCTTCATTCCAATTCCTGCGAATGGATAATACTTTGTTAGAACCCTTTTCAATGGTGACAACATACGGTAACGCAATGCCTGTAGGACCATCTTTATCTTCATGCTCGTATCCCTCCAAATCTAAATTAACATGCATCTCCAATAACTTATACCTGTCATCAGATGTAGCACGGAATCCCTGCTTCTCAGCAATCTTCTTCTCAACCTCATCCATCGTGTTATTTGGTTCACCCAAATCAACATCTAGATAGAATCCAGCAACCTGAAGCTTTCTAACTTCATTCTCTGTCTTACGCATTACATGGGTAACACGTTCAGCAGTCTCAAGATTAGCAGCACCATAAGGTACTACAACATCCTCAGCAGGTATGAAGATAGATACCTGACGTTCTAGGCTGGGGTCATAGTAGACCTTCTTAAAGGCATTACCACATAGACCTAGTCCCCATAGCATCCGTTCCGTCTCAGGTCTATATTCATTCATGACATCAGTGATTTGATAGTTCATGTCAGCCTGTACCCTAACAGCAGCCTCACGCTTCTCAGGTGTGTCTTTACCGATTATCTCTGTCTTAACTGGACCAGAGGCTGGCATAATCTCCATAATAGTTTCAGCTTGGAACTTAACCAAGGCTTCTGAAAGCAGGGGATGATACACACCACACGCACCAGCCCAAGGGTCAGTGCGTTCTTCAATCTTCATGCCTAGTAGTTCTAGACCATCTACATAGGTTTGCATCCAATCCCTACGGGAAGAGACATCATCATCATAGTCAGAGATTAAATCGCCAACTATCTGATTCATAACCTTATCATCTATATACTCAGCTAGGTTATCATCAAAGCCCTCTTCCTCTTCTCCACCTATTTCAATCTCCATCCCATCAATGCCAATGGTTACTGACTCAGGGTCTTCAATTTCTATTTCAATATCTGGCTCAGATTCTAAAGAGTCTAATCCCTGTGGAGCTTGATATAAAGACTTATGCATACTCATATGTATTTCCTAGTAATATACTACCTTGCGTTTAAATGAGTGGACCTCATCCTCTTCATCTGTCTGAAGACGAATGAACCCACCTTGTCGAAATCTTAGTAGTGCTTGACTTGTGCTATCCACTAAGTCATCATGGTCCCCATTAGGGAACGATGCACATTCTTCCATCACCTCATCTGCCCATCTGGTATCTGGACACCATACCATACCCGATGCAAACAAATCTGAGATAGCGTTTACACGGGCTATCTTATCACTTCCTTTGCTAGGTGTATATTCTGAAATAGGAATTCCCATTCTACGCATTTCATAGATAAGGGGAGCACCTGCTGCTTTCTTCTCCACAATCAGGGTATCTGGGTTCCATTCCTTCCATTGCTGCATAGCCCTAGCCTTTAGCTCTGGAAACTCCATACGCTCTTTAATGGCTTCTAGGAGGATGATATTGGCAACACTCTCCCCCCTTTCGTTAGGTATATAGAATATGCCCCATGTTGTACATGCTGAATAATCTGCCCTATTGTTTTTTTCAAATGCCGTATCCCACGATTGTATGGTATATTCTATGGGAGGGGCAGTATCAGACTCCCAACGCTTCCACATTTCGCGCTTGATAATAGCCCCCTCTTCTGAGGTAGGATTCTGTTGATACTGGGCTTCCCATTTAGATACAGGTAGTTCAGCCTTGATAGTCTCAAGTTCCTTCTGAGACCAGAACTCACCCCATAAAGGCTTACCGCTAGGCATTAATGCAGGGAATTCAATGACTTCCCAAGTATCACCATCTCTTTTAGCAGCGTTAGCTAGGATTTGACCTGTTAGGTCCTTCTTGGACCATCGGGTCATTACTATGATAATAACTCCTCCCGGCTGTAACCGTTGCCTAGGTCCAGAGTTATACCATTCATATACACGGTCATAGACAGTGGCGGTACCCTGCATAGCCTCCTGCTCAGAATGCGGGTCATCAATAATAAGGACATCAGCACCCTTACCTGTAACAGCACCCCCTACCCCAATAGCGAAGTAATCACCACCCTTATGGGTATTCCATCTACCAGCTGCCTTAGAATCTGAGGATAGCTTAGTGGGGAATATGCTTTGGTAGTCCGATGTAGCTACGAGGTTCCTCACCTTCCGTCCGAACCCAACAGCTAATTCAGCAGTGTGAGCTGTCTGGATAATCTTTCTTTCTGGGAACTTACCTAGATACCATGCAGGGAACAGGAAGGAGGCGAACTCAGATTTAGTATGCCTAGGGGGCATGTTAATAATTAAACGCTTTAAAGACCCCTCAGCGACCCGCTCAAAGGCTTCTGCCATAATCTTGTGATGTTTCCCAGATATGAATGCTGACCACATCTCCTTCACAAATGGCATGAAGTTATTACGGCATCTTTCCTTCTTG